CTTGCTTTTATTCCTTGTCTAACCTTCTTAAAAAAACCACGCAATCCCGTGTACTGGTAATAGCCGTAAAGGATTAAAGAGTAGTTATCTACTATTACTTCCTTTTCTTGTGCGAGTTTTAAAGTGTAGGGCATCGACTTCCCTACGTTGTCTATGTATTGTTTCATTCTTGTTCTAAATAGTACCCGTTTTCGGTAATTAAATAATTATAGTCTTCGGTTAATATCAAATTGTCTAAGCTCTTAGTAAACGCAAAGTCCATATACGTTACCTCACAGTCTAAGTGCCATGCTACAAGCGAATTAGCAGGACCAGTACACTCGATGTTTACACCTCTATTCCCTGCAAAACCCCCTTTACCTGCCGCCCCGACAATATCTAACGTGCGTGTTCCTGCATCAGCATCGGCTTCTTGGAAGTCGGTTTGTTCAGAACCCCCCACAACGGTAATCGTTCCACCTACATTCTTTACTAAGAAAGTCCACACCTGGAAAGCAGAAGAACCAAACGATCCTGAACCACCCGTGAGTACATGAGTTTGAACACTTAATGCCCTAACGATAAAACGTGCCATAGTATCCAACGGAATTTGCAGCCCTGACTTTTCCCCTTCTATTCCATTTGGGGTAGCGATGGTTGCGGTATCGGATTTACTTGTGGCGTAATAGACGAAAGTTTTATTTACCGAGTTGGCTATGCTTTCTACGTTTTGACCTCGTGTAGAATGTTCGCCAAGTACGGGGTTAATATTACCTACCCCACCTCTTTTACGAGTATGAAAACCACCTACTCCTTTTAAATCATCTACACCCCCTATGGTATCGTCCGTAGAAACACCGTGTGGATTCCACCCACCAAGTCCAGTAGTAGGGTCACCGCTTCCTCCACCACCGCCTCCGTAGTTCCAATAGCACTCCGTTCCATCCCAAAAGTAATTGTATTCGGTGCAGCATATTTCACTCGTTACGGTTGCCCCCGTAACATCATTTTGAAATTGTACTATTCCGCTTTCAAATAAAGCAACGGGGGAGGCTTCGCAGTCAGCCCCTACATCGGTAATTTGTAAAGCACCAACACTAAATATCTTCTTTAAAAGCTGAACTTTAGTTGGGATATTTGCGTTAGGTTGGTAGTTATCTATGTTTAAAACACGATATGCAGTATCTTCTATTACTATTTCATCGTTAAATTTAAAGTTATGAATATCGGCTGCGGTGAGGTATAAAGAGCAGTTAAACACCCGTGCATTAGAATCATAAAAGGACATAAGAAACTGCTGCCAATACCGCTTAAAATACCCCTCAGAGCTTGGAGTAGTTCCATAGACAACACCACCCCATGAGTTCGGGGTTTGAAACTGCCAATATAACATCGGGGAATCTTCTGCCATTTGCGCCCCTGCGTTATAGTAAGGTAAACAAAGTGGGTAATAATAAGATTGTGTTAAGCCTACATAAATTCTATCTTCTGCTTGTAATTGTTCTAACCCGTTATGGTAAAAAAGTTTTGGTTTACAACTTGCTAAAGGACCAGTAGTGCCAAAGGCATAACCCTGATGGATAACTAAATTAGGTGCATCTGAACCTGCATTAGCCGCTTGAGTAGGAACGGGATTAACGTGGAAAGGTGAGAAGATAGATTTATTCTCTAAGCTTCCCGTTAAGAAATCCCCGTTTATCTTTTGCGTATAGCTTCCAAATACTTTTCCATAGGTGTTTTGGTTAGCTACGTTTCTATTGTCTTCGTCTTCTAAATCTGAAAACTTTATAAATTGCTTTTTAAATTTAGTGGTAGGTAATATAGTACGTTCTTGGGAAATGTCTAACTTCTGTGTCCAATCCTTTCTTGTGCCTGAATCAATATAATCTTGCCAGGGCATAATTGTTAGATTGCGACTATTGCTTTCTGAAGCTACCACAACTAAATTAAACCTTTGTAGAATATCCGTTATAAAATCGGTTTGAGAAATATCCGGTAGGTTAGCAGGAGTATCACAAACCCCAGCCAAAGAACTCGTAGATACAATCGTACAAAATGTTCCTGCGGCTAAAAGGTCTACACTAAATCCAACCGAAGTATAGGCTAACATTTTAACGCTTAGTGTTTCTCCTGCGATTCCTTGAACGCTAAACATTAGAGTATGGCTTGAAACTATCGCAGCACCTCCATTATTACCTACCAAATCAATCGTAGGGGATGAATCACTACCTATTGAACCTTCGACCATAATTTTTACCGTAGCACCATTAGTTGAAGAAGCAGGACCCGTGTCAAAAGTGGCATTTATAACTCCATTATAAACACCCGTATAAGGAAAAATATATTCTCCTGCTACATTCCAATCATTATTTGAATCATAAAACAAAGGTGGGTTGTTTGATGCCCCTGCACCCGACTGGGTAGGAAATAGAATTGGTTGCCATGAATTAATAGGTGAACCTAAAGCACCCCATGTAAGTATGTTTGTAGATGCGGTATTACCTACCTGGCTTTGGTGCAAGGTAGTTGTTGCCATACTTTCCCTATCCGTTCCTAAAGTCATATATGCCTTAGAAAAAGCATCGCTTGTAATAAAGGAATTTGATGCAACGGTAAACCCTGCTTCGTTTATTACCTTCTCAAATAATGCTCGTAATTGTATTGCAGGTTTAAAGTCTTGAGCTTGTAGAAAATTTGGTTCAGCTAATCCCGTATTAGAAAAGCCGTTATTTTCTAACCACAAAAAATTGTAATCACCAACAAATCCATAGTCGATAAGTGGAAAGATTATAATACCGTTTCCAATCCCCCCTTGTGTAACGTCATTTGTTAAAGTCCACGAATCTATAATGTTCGTATCGTTTACATCTACGTTGTAAGTGGTTACATAAGAATCCCCATATTTAAAAGCATCAATAAGTTTCTTTTCTTTTATAGCTTGGAAAAGATTGGCTTCGTTTCCATACACCGCTATCTTATAAACTCGTTGCTCTAACGAACAGCTAATGAGTTGAAACATCCCCGAAATAACTGGTATGCCATCAACGTGAATACCGCAAGTAGTTTTCAGGTCAGCGTCAAAAGGTGATTGTGAAGTGACCCCTAAATTAATATCGGTTTCTACATTGATGTTATAGAACTGCCGAAAGAACTTATTGTTAGTAGAAGTGAAGGGAAGGTTGAAAGTTTGGGAGTATGGACTATTTCTGCCAACTAAATCCCCTGCCGTTCCTATCTCATAATTCAAAGAGATAGATCCTGCTTCTTCAATATCTAAAAGTTGTTGCTTCTTGTATCTTTGGTCGTAGGCAAATAGTTCAATCATCGTACCGTAGGTCTTTGTTTACCATATTCAAACTTTACTTGGTAGGTAAAAGCACCCCCTTCGTTTAAGTTGTTTTTACGTATCCAATTTTTATCCGTTAAAAGTATAGGGATAGCAGAGCCGTCATAGTTGAGCAGTTGCACTTTTGGGGATAACCAAAGGTTCTCTAAAAAAGCAACTTCGTCTTCGTTATACAAATCGGTATTAGCTACCATCGTTTGACGAGCTTGTATTTGGGTTGTCGTTATTCCCCCTTCATCACCCCTATACGCAAACTGAACCCCTGCCTCTGCCGTATCCCAGTTTCCTGCTACCTTATCAAAGGTCTTGCGTTCTATATTGCTTGTGGTTCTTTGATGCTTTAAAGCGAACGCTTGATAATCCCACGCCCCTAAAGAGTTCTGCCATGCTAAAGTTACGTAGTTGTATTTATTCGTTCCATTTAGGTTTCTATAAATACATGAAGCAGACTTTACCGTAAAGCGATAGCATAGTGAAGCCATGTTACCAGTCGTTCCATTTGCAGGTACGGTTGCACTATCGTCCATAAAAAACACTTCGTAGTACGCTACTGTTCCTGCGTTAAAGTGTGTGGCGAATCCTGCATCTATCGTTTGAGCAGTTAAATTTCTTGGTCCTATTCCTACGTATTGCAACCTCTCAAAGTCTTGGTCTGAATTTGCAGGGGTAGTTCCCCCGTCTGTTCCTGCGGTAAACCAATTTGCATCGAGTAGTGAATCGCTTGAATCAAATAACGCTACATAGAAACTAACCGCATCCGAAGCAACTGGGGAAGCATCGTCCATAAGAACCCCTAAAGTGCGCCACTCGAAATTCGTTACATCTTGGTTTATTACACTTACGTTAGAAGCTAAGGTTGAGGTATAGTCAGTAGTGGTTTGTCTATCGCTTAAAATCTTTTTAGTAGAATCGTTAGGGCAAAAGTCTAAAAGGTAATTATTTCCTGCGGAAACATAGTTACCACCTTCATCCCAAGTAGGTAGCATTTGCATCCCTGCACTTATTACACAACTAACATAGTTGTCGATAACTCCAGGCATATCAAGATATTCAGTTGGTGCGGTAGTAGCAGTAGTAGAATATTCTTGTCCGAAGTTTACTTTAATCTTTCGATAATTTGTACCGTCATTATTTACCCAAATTTTAGTCGTTGAGTTAGAACCTAAAGTGTGAATGGTATCGTTCACAAACCCTGCCGCAGAAGTAGAAGAATCACCCGTAGTTATAGCAACGTAATCTGCTATGATTTTATCAACTCGAAATATCCCTGCACCTACATTGTTTGGGTCAATCTTAATACGAGCTTGTAAAACATAAGCGTAAGGTGAATCGGTACTGGCAATATAAATATCCGCTATGTATTTAAAGTTGTAAAACGTTCCTCCTGCTTGTTCCGTTGAGGTGACTACAAAAGTTATCGGTTCAAATGCCCCATGTACATATGCAGTGCTTGGTTCATATTCTATTGTCATACTCATTTCGCTTCTATATTTTTATTGAGTGTTAAACTTTTTTTAATCGCGTTGGCTATGTCTTGACCTAACGCTAACCCTAACCATTGCATCGCTTTCGGTTTAAGCCGTTTTAAGGTATCCGAAATAAAGAAAGAAGGCTTTAACCCTCTATGCCATATTGCGTTCGAAATAGCGTACACTAAGGACTTACGTGGGGTAAATCTACCCTGTGCATCGCGTGTTCCTTCAAGACCTTTTTGAATTACCCACTTATCAATCGCCCCACGTAGTCCTCGCGTTTTATTTGCACCGAATTTAAAAGGGGATTCAGACTGCCTTGTGAAGATGTTTCTACTTGCCCCTTGCACACCCTTATCTACGAACTCCCAGTAGTGAACCTTCGGGGTGATATTGACGTAGTATGCGTGTTGGTTTTCCCCTACGGTTACGGGCATAGAATCATACAAAGCTCCCGTGTTAACTTTGTCTTGCATACGTAAAGAGATACGTGCGTTCTTGCGCCATATCTTTCCTATCTTCTCCAACGTCTTTTTCGTTTCGGTCATAGGGTACTTCTTCTTCCCAATCATTATCGTTGGTTTAGACATACGGTGCTATGCATAAATCGTTAGAATTAGACACCTCAATAGAGAAAGAACCACTCCACCCCGTAAGCTCGTTATCGAATCGTGCCGTAAAAGGTGTACACGAAGCAGGTAGTTCAAACTTGTAATCGTCATCTACCGTAGTATTGCTATTCGCTAAGGATTGAATGAACTGGTCTAAGACATCGTGAAGCAGTTGAAGGGTGTCTGAATACACTTGCGTTCTATTCGTTAGGTTGGGCAGGATCATATCCGCTACCAACAATTCAAGGTCGTAGGTTAGCGTTCCATTATCTATCGTTACACCCATAATTTCACAATACAACAAAGGATAATTGGGTTGTCCGAGTTTTGCAATATCAACCTGGTCTAATGGTCCTGCATGAAACGATTGAAGTATTAAGTGCTTTTCTTCTATGTCTTCTAAAAGTTCTACTATCTGCTTGTATGATTTCATCGGTACTGGGTTACGTCAGGTGCTTTGTCTTTACGACTGTTATCTTGTTCATAAGATAAAAACGTAAAAGCCGATTCTATTTCAATTTCAGTTGCAGCTTCTATTTTCAAGGGGTCACCCCCTGCAAGAAAATGGATCGTAGAATACCACCCCCACTTCTCAGCAATCAAATTACCTTCTCCTCCTCCACTAAAGAGTTGGCTAAATCTTTCGTTAATATCACGCCTATAGACAAAAAAAAATTGATAGCACCCATTACTACGTCCATCTTCAAGTCATCCCAGTAGGTTGGGTTGCCGTCACCTTTATAGGATTCTATCGTGTAAAAATCCCCGCTTTCGGTTTTGATAGGTCGATAAAGGATGCTGATAATATAACCCAAGTTCTCAAACAAACCTTTTGAGCAATACGTTTCTAAATCTGCAAACTCGCCTACCGTGAGCTTAGATAGGTTCGGGTGGAATCCATACCGCTTCCCTTTGTAATCTAATTTCGATACTAACTTTTCGTCTTGCCCGTCAGCGTCATTTATGCGGCTTATGATACTGCTTATCTTTTCCATTTCAGGAATAGTCAGTTGGTTGGTTTCTTCTTTGGATAGGTTGCACATAATACAAATAGCCTCCACTATCCACTCGGTAGATTTCTCGTCCAGGTTTAAATCGGCTAATAGTTTGTATTGCTTAACGGTTATGTCAGCAAGGGAATCGGGAACGGTTATTTTCATTTTGCGGTTTTTAAGGTGGTATTTACGGGGTTTGCGGGGTTGCTTGGTTTTACTGGGGTTACGGGTATTTTACGGGTTTACGGGTTTTGTACGGGAATCGTACGGGTTTACGGGAAACGTGCGTAAAACGTGCGTGTTCACTTTTAGTTATGCTATTAAGTGTTTTCATTCACGAAATGTAATATTTACCACTATAAGAAGTTCCGATGCGGTTGATACATACGTACCTGACTGCGTCGATAATATGGTTCGTGTGGTCTATGGGTTTATTAAGTTGCACCCCGTTACGGTCTACCTCCCATCGGTAATTCCTAAACTCCTTTTGTGCGTTCAAAGAATCCTTTAACACGAATAGCTTGTGACGTTTCATTATGTCAATCCCTAACCTAATGCTATCGGGTCCTTTCTTAGATGGCTTAACGTTATGTCCTAAGCGGTGTAGTTCTTCGATAGACTTAGGTTCGGCACTATCGCAAATGATTGGCGTTCTATCTAAGTATAATTTATCTAACTCCAAACTAATATCTCGGTTCGTTAATCCCGTCTTGTAGAGGTGTTCTTGAATGTATAGTGAATAGTCCTCACGCCACACCGAAACGATAGCGGTGGGGTCGTTGGTGAACCCCCAGTCACATCCGTATGCTACAAGCTTGGCACGTTCAGGGATAGCGTCAGCGACTTGCCATTGTGGGAAGATAGCGGATACATTCACCCCTCGTTCACCCAGTCCATATATGCGCCAAAAGTTTTCGTCCGTTTCTTTAAAGCGTTCTATTTCGTCTATAACGGATTGCTCTAAAAAGGGGTTGTCTAAGTATGTGGTTTGAAAAAAGTCCACGTCTTCACGTTCTAAGATATGCTCATAAATCCAATGGTGTTCGTCCGATGGATTATAGTCCACGAAGATTCTTCCCGTTGTTCTGAGTAGTAACTGCCTCCAATCTTCCAACGTTATTTCGTTGCACTCGTTTACGTATAAAATATCCCTTTTACGTCCTCTTAATTTTTGGGGTTGGTCGGTGCTAATAAACTCAATTAGGTTTCCAAATAGGTTATAGGTAGCGTTGCTTTTGTTGTGGTGTTCTTCATAGTAGTTCCCCCCTTCGGTTAGTATGTGAATGAAGTCACGCATAACCGATGAACGTAAAGCAGGAAAGGTTTTGCGTACTATTGTTATAACGATCCCTGCACCTCTATTCCTAAAGCAAAGTTGGATTAATACCTGGCAAAGTGAATAGGTCTTTCCGCTACGCGAACCCCCTTGATGGACTTGTATCTTCGCTTTTGACTTCTTAGCTTGGTAATATGTAGTCGGTTGCTTCACTCGTCATCAAACCACTTAAACGGCTTGGGTTCGTTTATCTCTATTTGTTGTTTCTCTACATAGCCCCTATTCTTCCCCTTCGTTTTTAAATAGAAGATTGTGCTGCTTGGTATCTTGTCTTTTATTTGTTGGTGTAGTGAACTCTCTGCAAAGTCTATCGCGCTTTCTTGTATGTCGTTTACCGCCTCTTTATATTCAGCATCTTCTTCCAACCATCGGTAGTGAGTTCGTCTATCTATATTGCACACCTTCGCTGCGGTAGTTACTACGCCAAGGGATCGCTCAAGTGCATCTAAAAAATCTTTTTTATTATGTGACATTTGTGACTTTGTTACGTTTGGGTGTATGAACTTTCCCATTAGTGCGCTTGTGTTATTACTTCAAATTCGTTTTCTTCAAGGTGTGCTTTCTTACCGGTAAAGTCTTCCCATCGCTTTACTATTACATCGCAGTATTTTGGGTCTAATTCCATTCCGTAACATTTGCGGTTTGTCTTTTCACAAGCTATTAGTGTTGAACCTGAACCTAAGAATAAGTCTAATACAGTATCTACCTTGTGGTTCTTAATACATCTCTCTGCTAATGCAATTGGTTTTTGTGTAGGGTGATGTTCATTTTTGCTATTTCTATCAATATCCCATACGCTAACTTCATTGTTTGGTCCAGTCCAATTTGACTTCTGACCTTTCTTATAACAATAAAGACAAGGTTCGTGCTTTGTTTTATATTGCGCCCCAATTGCACCAAACTGAGCAACATTTTTGTTCCAAATTATATTGTTCCTTATTTCATATCCTGCACTTAGCACTGCACTTAGTACTGATAATGATTTGCTATCAGAATACCATAAATATAAAGGAGTGTCTTTTTTGGAATACCTATACATTATTGATATTGTATCCTTGTAAATATCAGCCGTTCCGTCATTTTTTAACTTCTCTCTTCTTACTCCTTTTACTGCGTGACCTCCGTCATAATCAACACCGTAAGGTGGGTCGGTAAAAACCATATCAGCCTTCTCCCCATCCATAAGAATCTCTACCGCTTTTTTGCTCGTAGAATCCCCACACATAACCCTATGCTTTCCAAGTATCCAAACATCGCCTAACTTGGTAATAGGTTCTTGTGGTGCTTCGGGTACTTCGTCTTCGTCCGTAAGTCCTTTTAATTCTTCTACTTCAGGTTCCCATACATCTAAACCCCAATCCGTAAGGGGTAAGTTATCCCATTCGTTTGCTAAGGCATCGTAATCCCACGTTCCGTAGTGCGTGTTGTCCTTAATCATAAACTCGTCGCGCTTCGCTTGTGACCATTCTGACACATCTAAAACGTGAAGCTCACGGTAACCTAAATCTTTATAAGCCAGTAAGCGCATATTACCTGCAAGGGCATATCCATCCGCTACCACCAAAGGTTTAACCGATTGCATTTCGGGAAAGTCCGTTATGCTTTGCTTTAGACTTTCAAACGCTTCCTTCGTTATAGAACGTGGGTTGCTTGGATCTAACTTTATGGTTTCAATCTGAACCTTTTGCGTCTTCATCTTCTTGGTTTTTAATGGCACGTAATACTTCTTCCAGGTAGTTAGCGAAGTCTTTATTTGCTACAGCTAAATCACCTATGATATTCAAAGACGAATTGTTTTGATAGTCCACAAATATCTTGTCTTTTACTACCGTAAAAATTAGGTAGTCTTGCGCATTGGTTAGATGCTTCTTCGCTTTGAACTTAGTCATATCTTTTATCTTATTCATAGCCTTGAAAATTCTGCCCACGTATGACGAAACTCTGCATCGTATTCGAGTAGCGTTTTACACTTTTGTTTTTGATACACCACCGTAGAATAATGACGGTTCATTTGTTCCCCTGCTGCTTCCGTAGTCCACCCGTTAGCAATTAGGTATTTCGTAACACACTTTCGCGCATCGGATAACCTTCTTTTACGGTCTTTGGATTTTATTTCTTCCCACGTACATCCGATTTTCTCAACCGATTCTTGACAAAAGATTAAGGCTTTAACCTTTGGGGATTTGATTTTGATGGCAGGGGTTTCTTTTTCCAACATCCATTCGTATAAATTATTCATCGCAAGTTGATTCATAGATTTTTAAAAGTTCAATGTACATATTTTTATTACAAGATGTGCAGGTGGTTCTTTGTTTCTTCTTGCTCAGTAATTCTTCATACAATTTGTAGAACGCATCCCCGATGTGCTTGGTTAAATTTTGACCGCTTTTGTAGCGTGTTATTATTTCTTCTTCAAAGAACTTCCTTTGAGCCGAATCCATCATTTTTACGGGTCGGCTAAACATCTTATTCAAGCGTTCGCGCCTTTCATCGCATCCGCAATCATCCCCGAAAAAAGTCTTTACAATCTTTTCTATCCCCGTTGCCTTTGTTACGGCTGCAACTTTATCGCCTAAACCTTGATTCTTGGATTTCATCTTGTATGTAGTTTCTCGTGTCACGGATCGCACGGTATAAAGTGTTGCGACTTATTCCAGTTAGTTCACTCATAGAATCTAAAGTTAATTCATCCCCGTAATAAATCGCAAAGCAATTCTTTTCAAACCACTCCACATCGTTTAACTTCTCGTCTATAAATTGTAACACTTCTTCGTTATGGTTTTTACTATATGTTAAATCTAAATTCTTTAAGTGCGTTAAGTGTTCCGTAAGTGAAGATGTTTGTTTGCGTATTGCGGTAGTTTCTTTTCGGTACTTCTTAAAGTATCGGCTTGAAGAACTGCGATACTGGTTTATGGTTGCACGAACTATGTAGAATTTTATCTTCTTATTCTTTACTAAACTATTCATCTTCTCACGGTTGCCCGTTAATAAGATAACCATAATCTCATGTGCTAAATCTTCGTAATCGGGCTTCCTTCCTTTCGTGATAACCTTAGCTATCTCCAGGATAGAATCGTAGTTATCTCGTATGTACCTTTGTATCATATAGGTAAGAACGTATTCACGGAATCTATTTCAAAGAGTTCACCAATTCAGTATAGTGTTTAATTTTTACTAACAACTCATCGTTCGTAAATCGTGCGGATTGGTTGCTTTCAAACTCTAACCATTCAGCCGTTCCATCGCCATACTCTAAATCTAAGTGTTTCGAAAATAGGTACTGCTCACCCCCTCTAAATCCGTTGCACCGTTTACACTGGGGCTTTACATTTAAGGGTTCCCATCGGGTTGCATACTTTCCTCGCGATTGAAAATGCCCTGCATCTATTTCGTACTTCCAATTTTTAGTCACTCCGCACGTAAAACATTCGACCATCCCTGCGTGGTCTGCATCTTTTGACCTTACCCATATACTGAATATCTTATCGAGCTTCTTTACAAGGGTGCTTCGCTTCATAGAAACATACCTAAAAGACAAAACACGATAGACATAATCGGGTACACTCGTATTTGTGAGTTCACGAAATACTCTACCCCTATGTCAAAAAAAGAAATTACTATAACGGAAATAAAAAACGTTGCAGCCATTCCGCTATTTACGACAATAAAATTAATCTACCAAATACTAAAACATTGTTAGTTGTTTCATTTGTTTAGGTCTTTTCTTTTTTCTTAATTTATATTGATAAATATTTTTGGGTTTTGTTTTTATGTAATATGCTTCTTTTGTTTCTAAAGCTTTAATAATTTCTTTTGAAAAGGGTTTTATTTTACCGTTGTATTTTGTTCTTATTGCTTTGTCGTGATACCTTTTGCCCTTATAAATTATAACTCTACCCGCTGCGGTTTTACCTACTAACTTAAAATTACTTGCTTTGTAAATAGTACCGACATGACCAAAAGACAAGTCTGCATAACTAATGATGGTTTTTATCGTTGTTCGTTTGGTTAAATATTTTATGCTCTGAGCAATAAAATAAGATTCAGTATTTTTTAAAGTTTCATCTATGCAACATAATCTTCTTAATTCAATTACATCGCTTTCATTTTCTCCATACTTTTTCCAAACGGAAGCCATAGCCATCCTGCCGTAAATCATAGCTGCAATAAGTTTATCTTTATAAGTTAAGCAAAAACAAAAATCACATATTAATCCATTTACATTTTTTGAATAATGATTTTCTTCTACAAAATCTTTGATGTTGTGAATTTTGCAACGTTGGAAAGTATAATTTTTTGGCGTAGTTGCTTCCAAATTATTCGGGTGAGTTTGGGTGGGGTATAAAATCCCAACGCCCTTTCGCATCGGTGTCGGGTTCAGGCAAAGCCAGGTCTTTAGATAACCGCATTAAAAGTTCGGGGTCTATATTTGGTAATGGTGGTACGTCCTTATCCCTTCGCATTTGTTTCTCACGCATTTCAGCACGTTCACCTTCGAACTGTTGAAATATCTCGATAAGTTCGGGTAGCTTTAAACGTTCGTACATCTTACCGTATTTACCTGCCTTTAAATTTATGCAGATAATCTTCCATTCTTCTATCTTCATTACTGGGAACTCCTTAATCAAATAGTCGATAGCTTCGATGTAATCCCCTTCGTGTCGGAAGGACTTGTTAAAATCTAAGTAATCTACCGCATCCTTTAGCAAAGCCATAAGGGAAACGTGAACCAGTTTTGGTTCGTACTTAAACGCCTCCCTTACATTGCTCCCATATTCCCACGCTTGGATCGGTGTAAGTTCAAAGCGATTCGAGATGCGCGAGATACTTGTCTTTATCAAATCCCTTTTTTGCTTTAGCTTTTTTATCTGCGTAAAGTCCTGCCCACCCTTGTGCGATGGCATTGTGGATGATTGTAATGGCTTCTTGTTCATTTTGGTTAGATATTTTTTGTAAATTTAATAAAGATGCTTGTTCCGATATTGCTGATTTGAACCCGAAACCTTTTTCTACCTTCTTGTATTGCTTCCACATATGCCAGGCTTCCGCAAACAACTCCCCTTCAAATGGCAAAATCACCTTTTTGGTTGTATTCTGAGTAGTACTTTGGTAGTACTTTGGTATAGGTTCGACAGTTTCGGTAATTGCATTTACCGTTTTTGTCAAATGGATGTTACCCGATTCGGTAATTGCATTAGACAAAGTGAACCACTTCGTGCGGTCATATCTTTTGCCGTTAAAATTACCCGATATTATAGCACCTTCTTCTTCCAACTTCTTTAAAACTCTACCAACTTTTCGAGCTGACCAAAAGGGAAACAACTGGGCAAAGGCTTTTGTACTGTTATAAGTCCAGTATCTATCTTCGTGGTAGTTGTTTTCGTTGGCTTCGTTCTTAGCTACCCAATAGCGGATGTGGTGAAGCATTACTGCCCCATCCACTCCGTATTGTTCTGCATCTACTTTAGAGAAGCAAAAGTACTCAATCACGACACATCTCTTTTTCGTGAAACATAACTTCCCAAACCACTTCGCGTTCGGTAGTATCTACTGAGGACACTATTTCGGGAAGGTATTTGAGCATCCCACGTGGGTTTGTTTTCATCCAATTCGTTATAGTTTGATTTGAGATGCCTAACTTCTCAGACATCTTTAATTGTGAACCATAATGCTTTTTAATAAACTGCCTCATTAGAATGTAGTATTTGTATTGCTTTCTTCTAAAGTTTTTTCAAAAGTAATTGTGTCTAAATCTAAAGCATATTTCTTTAACTGCTTCGCTAAAGCAATAGCTTCTTTAATACTGGCTTCGTGTGGGTGTGATTTGTTCATTTCCCATTCTAAAGCTCTACCGATAGACCACTCGTTTAAGATGATGTCTTGACGGTCTTGGAACTTACCCACGCTTGTTGCCTTAGATGCAAAAGCAAGGTTTTCAGGTCGCTTAACTGAACCCCAACTAAACCCATCACGTGATCCACGTATGGTAACATCCACTTCGTCACCTACACTAAAGGGTGGCGTGGTTGTTTTGTGGTTTGCACGTATAGTAGTTTCATCATCGAAACTATAATCGAAAGAGTACAACGTGCCGTGCTGCCCTTCATACGTTCCTGCGCCCTGTATAGAAGCGACTTTTTTTGTTTGGTTTTCCATAGTATAATGTTTTGGAATTAATAGTGCCGCGAAGGTAATACAAATAAACCATAAAAAAAAATAGAAAGAAAGTTGCTTTTTTATTTGGTAGATAAAAAGAAGTTTGTATATTGCGGTATAATTAAACAACAAACAAATAACAAAATGAAAAATTTAGAAAAGGCAAGAAGAATACATCGTAAAATAGAAGACAGAATTTTTGACTTACAACTCTTAAAGGGGGGATTTATAATGACAAACAAAACATTTAAAACAATGTTAAAAGAACACCCTGAATTAAAAAGAGAGTTTGAAATCCTTAAAAATAGAAGTTGGTGTATAAAAAGATTTATCTTTCTTAACGCATAATTAAATCAAAATGAATTTAGACAACTTAATAGAAAAAGCGATAATAGACGTTAAGTATTATCAAGAACGTTTAGCAGAAGCCGA